TTGCAGCTTGCGGCTTGAAGCTTGAAGCTTTAGCCACGGGGCTTGAAGCTTGTAGCTTGTGGCTTGACCAGCTTGGTGCTTGAAGCTTGTTGCTTGTCGCTTGAGGCTTGGAGCTTGAGGCCCGGACCAGGTGCACGCTCTCTTTCGCCCGTCGGCTTAGTCTCGCTAATGACCTGATCCGATTGTTGCTGGCCGCCCACTACTGGTTGGCGGGATTCTGCCAGCTTATTACGCTTGCGTAATTCTTTATAATATTTT